GGTGGTAAGACCGCCGTCGTCGTAGATGTCGTATCGGAAACAGGCGCAGTTTCCTCTTCCACTGATGGTGCTTCCTCTGAGAAGCCAAGCTGGATCGGGAACTTACACTTACCTGCCATCGGGCAGTCTTTCATGCAGCCGATGTGTTTATCCATCTCAACGCACGACGTCGGGCCGACCTCCCACGTGTCAATCTTTTCTTGGGTCTCTTGCTGTGAGTATCCGTCGTAGCCCTCGCTCCATGCGTGGATTTTGCTCTCGCCATCTTCGCAGAACTTGAGGATACCAATGGCGCGATGCCAGTGTGGTTCGTCGACGTTACCCATGGTGTCACGGAACTCGCGCACAGCGGCACAGTTCTCCGCAACCTTGTCGGCGTCGCTCGGGGGGTACTCGCCCGCCGCTGCAAACGGGTTCGCCATAGGCGCGGCTTTAGACCGAGAAGGGGCAGGAGTGACGTTGTTCTCTTGTATATACGTTTGTAGTACCGACCGTATTTTATCGACCGAGTACCGCTTGCCCTGCTTTACCAGCTTAACCTCGACGGGAGTATCGTACTTACGGTTGTGCAGTCCGACGGGGCGCAGAACTCTGGCACTGTCGCAGTCGACTGCGCTGTCGACCATCATGGATAGATGTGTCGTGACGTCTCGTTTAAGCGCTGCTAGTTCGTTCCACGTTGCTTCGTCGATGTCTTCGTCGAAGTGGTAGTATCCGTGGTAGCCGCCGCCGCTATCTACAATAGTAGGTGTCAGCTTCAGCGTCCGTGATAGTTTCACGATGTCGTCGAGCGCTTCTTTCTTGCTCTGGTAATGATTATCTTTACCCGGCTTGACGTCGTAGTCGTCGTACAACGACCGGGAAGCAACGACGTTGCCTTGCTTACGAATAACTTTTTTACCTTTGGCGTCGTCGAACCAGTCGCCATAGGTGTTGACCGCGAAGTAAACGGTTTTGAACTGCCCATCGAATTGGACCGCAGCTACAGCGGCTTCTTCGACCGTCTTGTAGCTCTTGTGTTTCCACCAAGTGCCGCCATGCTCTCCTGTCTCTGGAAGACCTAAGACTATCGTGCCTGACGTTGGTAGAACCCACCTTAGAAAATCTAGTGTGTCCATTTCTTACCTACGTGTTTACATGTTAACTTGATGCAGCCGGGGCGAACCCCGACCGCGTGGAGTAGGTACTTTTAGTCGTCAAAGTTTAAGTCATCCAAGGCTGCGTCGATGTCATTATAATCATCGACTGACTTAGTCTCGACCTTCGGCGCTGGCTCGTCGACTTGGACCTCTGCTTTAGGCGGGGCTGCGACTTCTTCCACAGCTTCTTCCAGCTTTGGAGACTTCTTCACTGGCGCAGGGGCAGGAGCGGGGTCGTTGGAAACCTGCTCCCCTGTGGTGACTTTGCCGCCAGATACACCAGTGATTTCTTCGACCAGAGTTTTTTGCTGCTCTAATACCGATGTCACCTCAGCCAACTCTTCTTCTGTGATGAAGCGCTCCGCTTTGAAGGTTACTGCGAACGCGGCGTTTGTGTCGAAGCCGATACGAGTAACGACGTGGCTTGGGCCTACCCCGCGCTGAGCCAGCATTTTGCCGTACTCGTTGAGGTTTTTAAGCGAGCCGGGAGGAACGCGAAGTAGCATAGGATCGTCAAGCTTATCTGCTGCTGCCACAGCGAGACGCATGTTGTCGTCACACGCTTTGCGCTTCTGACCGTTCTTGATTGCGGAACCCCAGATGTTTTGCGGACAGGCTGCGCATGTCTTGCACTGAGCGTTCTCTGCATCCGCCGCTGGTTTGATCCCATCGTGGCTGTAACAAGCTGGGGCGGCGGTGTCGCCGTCGGTGTAGTCTGCGGTGTAATAGACCTTAGACTTTTTTGGGTTAACGGATACGATCACGGCCTCGAAAGACCTTACCGGATCACCATGCTCGTTAGTGATGATTTCTTTCTCACCACTTCTTACAATCGTAAAGTCTTTTCCTTTGAGGGAAATGACAGGGAAACCGCCTTCACTGGCGGCGCTTTGGAATACGTTTTCTACTTTTACACCTTGAAGGTGCGCTGGTAGATTTGCGTTTAGTTTTACCATCTCGTTCATGTTATGCTCCTATTTACGTCTAAAGTTTACGACCTGCGTCGCGGATGTGTTTACACCGGGGACATTGTCGCCGTTGGCTTCTTGGTGCTGCTGATGAGCAGTCTTGTTGACGCGGTTCTCCACGAGTTCCCATGCGTCATTGTCTCTGATGTAGGTCCAGAAAGCATCGGGGTCAGCGACCGTCGCCGTCGTACGTGTTGACATGTAAGCAGTACCAACGTCGCGAGCAGACACGCTGTCGATGTCACGTTCGTTCATACGACGAAGAAATTCTACTTCGATCTTGTCCTGTTTCAGCTTGTCGCCGCTGTCGTCATGCGAGTATGCCGCTTTGCGTTGCGCTCTACGATCACGCAGTCCAACGAATACTTTAATAAGTTGACCGTCTGCCAACTCCGCTATTTTCGCCATAATCTCTCTCCTTTTTGGCTGTGAGCCAGTTATCAATGTCTTCTTCATCCCAACGCAGAACCTTCTGTGAGACTCTTATCGGTTGGGGAAAACTAGCTTCTCGTCCTCGTAATGAATGCAAGGCGGCTTTACTGATGCCTAACTTCGCCGAGACGTCTTCGGGGTTTAATAGATTCATGTTAGATACTTTCATATGTGTACACCTGTCAACACATTAGTTCATATAGGTGCATTGGTCAAGCGATCAATAGTTCGCGATGCGCTTTAACTTCGTCCAAAAGTGCGCCTTGCATCTTCTGTTTGTTGCGGAGCCGCGCGTAGATGCGTTTCTCCACGGGAGTACCCTCAAGGCAAATGATAAAGTTGTTCATCTTCTGACCGGGGCGGTTGATGCGTCCGTTAGCTTGTTCGAACGTCTCGTTGCTCGTTATGCAGCTGTACCACACTATGGTACTGGCTGCGGTGAGGGTGAGGCCGTGGCTCATAGCGGCGGGTTGTGCCACAAGAACCTTGGGGTCTTTGGCTTTTTGGAACGCTGCGAATATACGGTCGCGCTCGTCTTTCTTTACGCCCCCGTGGATCACCTCGACGCTAAAGTCTTTCCGTAGCTCGTCAGCAACCATGTTGACTGAGGACACGTACGGCACAAACACAATTACTTTGCCTTGCGCAGAGTGACATATTGATCGGGTCTCCTCGACGCGAGGCGTCGCCGGTATTGTAACCTCGGTGCCATCGGATGCGTAGACTACGCCACAAGCGATCTGTACGAGCTTGCCCATCTTGACCGCTTCGTTGACGGCGGTGATGTCACCCTGTTCTGCTTGGAGGCGCAGCTTTGTCAGCATTTCTTTGTATGCCTTGCCCTGATCTTTGGTCAGCGGCACTTGGCGGGTCTCGTACATAAGAGGTGGCAAGTCGAGGCACTCGTCGCGGGTGAAGCGCACGGATGGCTGCATGACGTCGCGAACGATCTCGGTGGCTCCAGCTTTAGGAACCCACTGAAACTGAGATAGCTGCTTCATTACTTGACCTTTGAACCTGTTAAAGTACGGCGGCACTGTGTCGGGGACAACTAATCTGCACTGCGCCCACGCGTCGGTGGGAGCGTTCGGCGTCGGCGTACCTGACATACCCCAACATGCACGGGGAGCTTTATGTTTGTTGACGACGGTGTTGATCTTGCGCCAGCGTGTTGTCCCAGCGTTGCGCGCGCACTGCGCAATCTCGTCGACGATGACGAGGTCAATGTCTGTGCGGTCTTTGAGGTGTGGCTCGATGATGCCAACGCCGTCGTGGTTAATAATGTAGATGTCGAAGTCTTCTTTAAGCAACTTGATCCGCTTGTCCTTTGATCCGTGCAGAACTGTGTACGTGAGGTGCGGAAAGTGCTGAAAGATTTCGTCGGCCCAAGTGCGCTCCAGCGTCGACAACGGCGAGATAACCAGACACTTGTTCATCAGTCCGATGCTCTTGAGGTAGTCGTACGCCCACAGCGACGCCAGCGACTTGCCCGTACCGAGTTCACTGAGGTTAAACGCACGTTTGTTCATCGACAAGAAAGCAGCAGCCTCGCGCTGCGCGTGAAATGGTTTGAAGCGACCCGGCCAGTCATAGTACGAGCGGATCGGGGCAGGGGCGTCGTAGCCCAAATTTCGCAGCAGTGTGGTCTCTTCTGTACGATGCGGAACAGCCACAAGAGGCTGGCCTTTTACACTGAAACTTTTGGCGCTTGGCACCACGTTCAATATTTTGTCGGGCGTCTTACTCTTGAGTATTAGCGCCTTCTTTGTCGGCCATACTAGCATGATTGGTTCCCTCATCTATCTGTCTGATGCGCTCATCGCAGATGTGTTTAATCTTTTCGTAGTCGAGGCGGCGTTCGCCTTTGTCTCGTAGGATGCGCTTAACGATGTCTGCGTCCCAAGGATTGAGACCGTACTCCAGCCATATGTCCCATGGTTGAATACTTCGTTTGGAATAGTCGGAGTGCCCGACGTTGTAGTCTCGTGGGGTCATGTCTTCCCCTTGGTGTACATGCCGGGTTTTTTCCCGCGCCAACCTTTGTTGGCCTTCGCGCTAACCACTCGTGTGTTCTTCGTGGTGTTACTGCCGCCAGCGTCCAGAGGCACCTTGTGATCTACGTGCTTGCCGTCGCCTTTCTTGACGCGCCCTGCGGCCACAGCTTGACGTCGAGACTTGTTCGTCGCTGCGCGTTTCTTCTTCACGTCGGTACGGGCGTTGTACTTTGCCTTGGTAGCCAATTCTTGCTTTGAGGATTTAGCCATCTGGTTTCCTTTCGATAGTATCAATAATAGCCTTAACTTGCTCAACGTCGTCGACGACATGTGCTAACCCGTTAACACGTAGTATCCCGTCAATTTCTCTTTGCTGGTTTGCAGTAACGTTCTTGATCTTACCGGGAGCTTTAGTTTCAAACGCCAAGAATAGCCCTTGGTAGCACACGAGTATATCAGGACAACCAACGCGCCCCATGCCGTTCGATACTGGCATATAATACCACGCGCCGATAGACTGTAGGTACTCCTTGACCTTCTTTTTGACTTTACCCTCTGGTGTCATTGCCATCGGTTATCTCCAAATAATCGCCATACATTTCAATGTACGATTCAAGTCTATGAAGTAACTCGTTTTCTAACATCGTGGCGCTCGATTGCCCAAGGCCGTGCCGCAGTAGATTACTGTTTGTGAGGGCCATCAGGTCTGTATTTTCTGTGTGTAATAGAGTCGGCTTACCGTCCGTTACTTTGTTCATTTAGCAAATTCCATCTGCCAGACCTATAGTCGCTGGCGTTCTATGTTGTTACTTTCCACAAAACTCACACAAGGACTGGCCCACGGGGCACCAGTTTTTGCATAAACCTGATGGTTTAGGGAGCCACTTATCGTCGTTATAAGCGGCGGCTACGCGGGATAGGCGAGGTAGAAATTCGTTCCATATTTCTGGCAGTTGCTCACGCGTGAACATCTCCTTGTCAAATTTTGATGCTTTAAGCCAAATGAACCCAGTTACCACTTTAGTTACCCACGGGTACATGGCGAAAGCCAGCGCCGCAAATAGTTTGAGTTGATCGTTGTCTGGGCGGTGTTTGCCCGTCTTCCAGTCAAGTAGATAGGCGGTGTCGGAGCCAACAACTCCGATGTCTATGATACCGCGTACCCACACGTCCTTCGCCATCCATGTGGTTTGACGAAAGTCTTTCGTAAGCGCGATACGTTCTTCAACCACGCGCTTA